AAATGTGATCGTCATCACACTAATTTACCTGTCGCTGTTGATGCTACCTGCAGTGGACTGCAAATTCTCGCAGGACTCGCTAGAGATGCATCTACAGCAGCTTTGGTAAATGTATTGCCAAGTAATAAACCTCAGGATGCATACAAGGTAATAGCTGATCAAGCTAAACCACATGTACCTGAGTGTATTAGGCCACACATGGACAGGAAAACGACCAAACGCACGGTCATGACTGTCCCCTACAACGCTAAACCTTATTCAAATCGAGGCTACATACGTGAAGCCTTGAAAGAAAAGGGTGTCGAAGTAGAGAAGGATGACCTCACTGCAACCGTCAAGGCTGTACGTGATGCCATGAACGTCATTGTTCCTGGTCCAATGCGTGTAATGAAGTGGATAGAAACAGAAGTGGCCGCGGCCATTGATCGTGGAGCAACAGAGTTGACATGGGTAACACCATCTGGTTTCGTTGTGTCACAAAAACTGATGAAGAAAAAGGTTCAAGAGATTGAACTACAACTTCTAGGTAGGTGTCACATCAAGATTGCTACAGAGGATGGAGACAAGGTTGATAAATCACATCATAAAAATGCAACAGCTCCAAATCTAATTCACTCACTTGATGCATCACTTCTACACCTATCTGCTTTACGCTTCGACGCTCCGATTTCCCTCATACACGACTCGGTACTTTGTCGTGCTACTGACATGTCTGTGTTATCAGCCATTGTTCGTGAAACATACATGCACCTATTTGCGGAGCATGACTATCTAACTACCTTTGCTCAAATGATTGGAGCAGAGACAGACCCACCGATGATCAACGACTTAGAACCATCATCGGTAATTGAATCTACCTACTTTTTTTGTTAATGGCACGAACCATTTTTAAAACTGAAGAGCCTGTTATTCTTGAAGGATACCAAGCTGTACTGAAACAAAGCAAATTTGGCTTTAGCCTTTCTGCAATTGTCGATCAAGATATGGCAGATAAGCTTGAAGATGATCGACCTGATAGCCTCAGATGGGCTGAGTCAAAGCTAAAGAACCCGAAGCGTTCTGTTCTCAAGCCTGAACCTTGGGAAGAGGTGTCTGAAGGTAAGTATAAAGTGAAGTTTTCTTGGAATGAATCCAGCAAGCCTGGAATCGTTGACACTGAAGGAACAGCAATCACTGATGAATCGATTCCTTTGTATAGCGGCAGCAAAGTAAAGCTTGCCTTCTACCAAAAGCCATACATCCTTAAGGACGGTGTCACATATGGCACAAGTCTGAAGCTTGTTGGCGTACAGATTGTGGCTCTTGCATCCGCTGCTGGTGTTGATGTTGGAGACATGGATGACACTGATGTAGCTGCGCTGTTCGGTACAACCAAAGGTTATAAAACAAACGAACCAAATATCCAGAATGACGCAGGGGAGCCTGAAGAAGACTTCTGATGGCTTTTCGCTCCGGTCTAGAAGAGAGGGTCGCTGACCTTCTCGTCGATCTGGGTGTCAAGTATGAATATGAAAGTACAAAAGTTCCCTATGTAATCCAACACACATACACACCAGACTTCATTCTTCCGAATGGGATCTGGCTTGAGTGTAAGGGTTATTGGGACAGTGCAGATCGTAAGAAGGTCAAATCAGTGGTTGAACAGAATCCTGACATCGATCTTCGAATGATCTTTCAGGCACCCTATAACACTATCTCTAAAAAATCAAAGACTACTTATGCCAGGTGGTGTGAACGCCACGGCATCAAATGGGCGTCCTTTGCGACCATACCTATCGAGTGGCTTATATGAGCGACACAGAATTTGTAAGGCACATGCCTTGCAATCAATGCGGGTCATCAGATGCAAACAGTTTGTACTCTGATGGCTCCACTTTTTGTTTCAAATGTCATGCATATTCGCATGGCGACAATGACGTTATTCACAATCATCGCGTGTCAAATGTACGATTACAAGGATCAGCCGGACGGTTGCACTCCAGAGGAATCTCTGAAAAGACAGCCGAACTCTTCAAAACATACAAAGATGGAAAGGTCTTACGCCACTATTATTACGACAACACTGGAACGCTTGTCGGAGCAAAAGTAAGGACTACAGACAAACAATTCAAATGTGAAGGAGAGGTCAAGACCCTGTACGGGATGCACCTCTTTAAACATAAGACAACTACAAAGAAAAAGAAGCTTGTCATAGTTGAAGGTGAGATGGACGCCATGAGTGTTTGGGAAGCACAGCCAAATTGGGATGTTGTATCTATTCCGAACGGTGCTCCTGCTGCAAAGAAAGCGATCCAAAATAACTATGAATGGATCAATTACTACGACAAAGTAGTCCTCTTCTTTGATAACGATGAAGCCGGTCAGAAGGCTGTACAGGAGGCTGCTGGTGTGTTGCCACCTGGCAAAGTTTTCATCGGCTTTCTAGACGATTACAAGGACGCCTCAGAGGCTTTACAGGCTGGTGACAGCGAAGCTGTGCGTGCTGTTTGTAATTATGCACACACTCAATACAAGCCTGACGGCATTATTGATGCCAAAAACTTACTTGACTTGATTACAACACCAACACCACCGTCGGATCATGAGTACCCCTTTCAAGGACTGCAAAGAAAGCTTCACGGGATACGGTACGGAGAGCTTGTCACAATTACTGCAGGATCAGGCGCTGGAAAATCGTCCTTCTGTCGCGACTTATGTGCTCACCTGCTTAACAAAGGAGAACGGGTCGGTTACTTGGCACTTGAAGAGTCAAACCGCCGTACAGCTCTTGGACTTATGTCCGCATCGGTCGGACGAAGTCTCCATCTTGGAGAACATGATCGATCTGAGTTAGTAGAAGCGTTTGATAACACTATCAAACAGTGGAATCTACATCTATTTGATGGCTTCGGTTCATACGACCCGGATCACATCTACGAACGAATTGAATATATGGCATCCGGTCTTGAGACCCGTGTTGTTTTCCTTGATCACCTGTCCATCTTGTTGTCTGGCCTTGACGGTGATGAACGCAAGATGATCGATACAACGATGACCAAATTGAGGTCATTGGTTGAACGTACAGGCATATCACTTTTTCTAGTTTCACACTTACGGAGGACAACTTCAGATGTCAACCATGAAGAGGGAGCTCGGGTCACGCTTGGACAGCTCCGCGGATCTGCTGCTATTGCTCAACTCAGCGACAGCGTTATTGCGTTGGAAAGAGATCAACAGAGTGGATCTGAACGAGGCTCTACGACTGTGCGAGTCCTTAAAAATCGATATTCAGGCGAAGTTGGCGTCGCCACACAACTGACATACGACCTAGACACTTGCAAATTCAATGAAACTGAACCAGAAGCAGAGTTTGACCCAACAACAGATTTTTAAACCTAATCCTCCTACACCTGAGATGGTAAAGCGTGCTCAGTTTGTAGATAAAACCTATGAGTGGAAAAATGCTCGTATTCGATCTAGAGACTGACGGTCTATACAATGATGTTACCCGTGTCCACTGTTTGGTCATCTACGACAGCGAGACTGACCAAACTCTGGTATTCAATGATGAAGGATCTGAAGAACCAATCAGTAGAGGAGTACAGCTCCTAGAAACAGCAGAAACTATTTGTGGTCATAATGTTATTTCGTTCGATATTCCTGTTTTGCAAAAGATATATCCTTGGTTCAAACCGACCGCCTTGGTCGTTGACACCTTACTTTTGTCGAGGTTATATCACAACAATATGTTAGACAAAGACAGACAGTTTAAGTGGAATAGGATGCCAGAGCGTTTATATGGGCGTCATTCACTTGAATCTTATGGCTATCGACTAGGTGAATACAAAGGCTCGTTTGGTAAAGACACCGACTGGCAACAGTGGTCACAAGAAATGCAGGATTACTGCGTACAAGATGTAAAAGTAACCACCAAATTATGCGATCATTTCCACCCTTACCTGACTGGGTTGCGTTAGAGCACAGGGTTGCACAAATACTTTCAAAGCAAGAAATACATGGATGGAGATTTGATGAGAAAGCTGCATGGAAACTTGCATCGTCTCTCAAAAGCGAATTGGAGGAGACTGAAAGGGTATTACGTAACAGGCACCCTTTCGTCAAAGGATCAGAGTTTACTCCTAAACGAAATAACAAGACCTCTGGATACGTTGAAGGATGTACGTTCACAAAACTGAAAGAACTAAACCCGACCTCTCGCGACCATATTTCATGGATCCTGCAAACATTTTATGGTTGGAAGCCGACCCAGATGAGTCCTACTGGGAAGCCCATCATCGACGAAGTGATTCTCAAGGATATTGGGACACCGATTGCGATGGATTTCCTGAAGTGTCTCGATATTACGAAGAAATTGGGGATGATCTCGGAAGGCATGAACGCATGGCTGAAGCTATGTACGAGTGCTAATCGTATTCATCATCACTGTTCAGTTGCAACAAACACGCAC